GCCTCTTGGTATTTCTGGGACTTTCAATTTTATGTTCGTCTTCCAAGCAGAACACAATATACTTATGCATCCATTCCATATGCTCGGCGTTGCTGGGGTTTTCGGGGGTGCACTGTTTGCAGCTATGCATGGAAGCCTCGTTACTTCCTCGATCATTAAGGAAACAACAGAGGATGTCTCGCAGAACTATGGCTATAAATTTGGGCAAGACAAGGAGACGTATAACATCGTTGCAGCTCATGGCTACTTCGGTCGCTTAATTTTCCAATATGCGAGCTTTAATAATAGTCGTGCTCTTCATTTCTTCCTTGGTGTTTTCCCAGTGGTTGGCATATGGCTTACCTCCATGGGAGTCAGCACTATGGCATTCAATCTCAATGGGTTCAACTTTAACCAATCCATTGTTGATGCTAATGGAAAGGTCATCCCAACATGGGCTGATGTTTTAAACAGAGCCAACCTTGGCTTTGAAGTAATGCATGAAAGAAACGCACACAACTTCCCACTTGATTTAGCAGGTGAGATAGTTTCAGCACCTCAAATAGGATGAAACATCAAACAAATAAAATGAAAGCAAGCCTCACCCGATATGGCTTTTATGAAGAAGAAGAGAAGGAAGAAACTGATAAAGAATCTCCTGACTCTGATAACACTGATAACTAATTTATTCATTATGTCCGGTGTCACTAGACACTGGCATAATTTACCCGAACAAAATAATGGCAGAGAATCAAAGACATTGGAAACAGACAACAACAGGTAGAAAGAATATACCTATTGAAGAGTTTGGAAAACAGTCTAAGAAAACTAAGAAATCAAAAGAGCCTCAATCTTTAGAAGAAGCTCTGACAGGAGAATAATAACTAACCACCCACTATGGAAGTTATAGATAATTTTTTACCAGATGCTACATTCCAAATACTATATGACAAGATCATGGGTAAAGGAATGACATGGTACTTTACCGATAGAGTAGCTGCTGGTACAGATAAAATGGAAAAAGATAATTTCAAATTTCACCATTTTGCATATGATGCTGACGAACCAATGTCAGTTTTATGGGAACTTTTCAGACCTTTCATAGACCACACGAAGTTGGAAATGAAAGCAGTTATAAGGTTACTAATTAATATGTATCCATACACACCTGTATTAAAAAAACACGCCAGTCATTATGATTATGATTTTAAACATAAAGGTGCAATTTTATATATGAATACATGTGATGGATATACTTTTGTTGAAGGACAGAAAGTTTATTCAGTAGCTAATCGAGTACTTCTACATGACCCTTCTAAGATGCACCATAGTACTACTACTACAACTGATCAAAGAAGAGTTATATGTAATCTAAATTATCTATAGCAATATAGTCACGTCCGTTCATCCTTTACGGGACGCATGAAACCTAATCATGGAACGGGGATTAGGTATATGGAGATTACCAATGCAAGTAACCTACGTATATCGTGGCATTGCTTACACTAAAACAGTTAAGTGAAGCTAAATTCTTTATGGGCTACAACCATTTCGGTTGTGGCTCTTCTTTGTTTTATAGAAGGTTTACACGTTCTATATCACATGAGAGAAGAGACACCTCAGAGTCGGATCTCTTTTCAGTTTGGCTAAAGCCCTCCGAGGAGGATACCTTTATGCCGTCGACGGTGGGAAAAGACCACAAATCTCATTGAGTCTACATAAGACTCGCATAATTCTAACGTTAGGAACGACAATATATACCCTTACATTTTAAGAAAAAATCATGGCACATCAGTCATCTGATTTAACTACCTCGCTTACACGCCCGGGTCAGTTAAACTCAGCAAACGATGCCCGTGCCCTTTACTTGAAATTGTTTAGTGGAGAGATGTTCAAAGGATTCCAGCACGAGTCAATTGCTCGTAACATGGTAATGAAGAGAACACTTAAGAATGGAAAATCTCTACAGTTCATCTACACAGGTAGAACAACTGCTGAGTTCCATACTCCCGGAAATTCAATTTTAGGTAACAGTGACGGCGCACCTCCAGTTGCAGAAAAAACAATAACTTGCGACGACCTATTAATTTCATCAGCTTTCGTTTATGAGCTAGATGAAACACTTGCACATTACGAATTGAGAGGAGAAATTTCCAAGAAGATCGGATATGCATTAGCAGAGAAGTATGACAGACTCATCTTCAGAGCTATCGCTAAAGGTGCAAGACAAGCTTCTCCAGTATCTAAGACTAACTTCGTAGAGCCCGGTGGAACACAGATCAGAGTTGGATCAACAACTAATGATTCTGATGCTTACAACGCAGGCAACTTAGTTAATGCTTTCTATGATGCAGCAGCAGCTCTTGACGAAAAAGGAGTTTCTTCCTCTGGAAGATGCGCGGTATTAAACCCTCGTCAATACTACGCTTTGATCCAAGACATTGGTTCAAACGGACTTATCAATAGAGACGTTCAAGGTACAGCATTACAGTCAGGTAATGGAATCATTGAAATTGCAGGCATCAAGATCTACAAGTCAATGAACATCCCATTCCTTGCTAAGCATGGTGTAGCCTATGGCGGAACTACAGGTGAAACTTCTCCTTCTAACTTAGGTTCACATGTTGGTTCAGCATTAGCTGACGGCAGAGCTTCAGTTACAGGATTAAACAACAACTACGGTAACAGCACAGACTTCGCTAAGTCATGTGGTTTGGTTTTCCAAAAAGAAGCCGCAGGTGTTGTAGAAGCTATTGGACCACAAGTTCAGGTAACTTCAGGCGACGTTTCAGTTGTTTACCAAGGTGACGTAATCCTTGGAAGACTAGCTATGGGTGCAGATTTCCTAAACCCAGCAGCAGCAGTTGAGCTTTATGTAGGTGCTACAGCACCAACAGCATTCGGTACAACATACCCTGCTAACGCTTAATTTATACATTTTATACGGGAGCTTCGGCTCCCTTTTTTTTTATGACTACTCAAATAGCAACCGATACCGAACTATCCGCAGTTAACTCTATCTTGGGTAGTATTGGTCAATCACCAATTACTTCTCTTACAACAGGTAATGCACAAGCAAACCCTGAAATAGCTTTTATACAAAACTTACTTACTGAAACTAATAAGAATGTACAAGGTGAAGGCTGGCATTTTAATAAAGAAGACCATGTAAAAATATCTCCTGATACAAATGGTCACTACATAATTCCTACTAATTATCTTAGGTATGATGTACACGAAGGTATGTCTGATAGAACTAAAGATGTAGTAAGAAAAGATGGAAAATTATATGACAACGTTAACCATACATTTGTTTTTACTGGTGATCACTATTTTGATATAACTTACTTACTTGCTTTTGAAGATGTACCTCCAACTATCCAGAGATACATCATTGCTAGAGCATCAGTAAGAGCAGCTACACAATTAGTTTCTAATGCTGATTTAGTAAAGCTTCTACAACTAGAAGAAGCACAAACTAAAGCTGCTGCATTGGAGTACGACTGTGAGCAAGGAGATCATACATTCTTTGGATTTCCACATGAAAGTAATTACAGATCTTATCAACCTTACAAAGCACTTATTAGATAATGGCAAACATTACACAAACTATTCCTAATTTAACTCAGGGTATATCTCAACAACCTGATGAATACAAAATTCCCGGTCAGGTAAAAGATATGGTTAATACCATTCCTGATATTACACAAGGATTATTAAAAAGACCTGCTGGAAAGTTTGTGGCATCTTTGAGTGATGGGACAAATAATTCAACTTCTGATGGTAAATGGTTTCATTACTACCGTGATGAGAACGAACAATATATAGGACAGATTGCACGAAATGGTGTGGTCAAAATGTGGGACTGTTTAACTGGTGCAGAAAAGACAGTTGTTAATGGAATAGGAAACAACACATATCTAACTCACACAGGTGATGAAGATTTACAGACATTAACTCTTAACGATTTTACCTACATAAATAACAGATCCATTACTACTGAAATGGATACTACAGTAGAACCCCTTGGAAATTTTCAGAAAGAAATTTTTCTGGAATTGAAATCTATAAGTTATGCAAAACAGTATGCGTTAAACGTTTTTGACAATACCAATACAACAACAGTAACCACAGCAACAAGAATAGATGTTGAACTTATTAAATCAAGTAATAATTATTGTGATAGTAATGGAGCTATGGTTGCTCGCTCTAGCCGCGCTTCAAACTCGACTAGATGCGATGACAGTGCTGGTGATGGTAGAGATGCTTTTGCTCCTAACGTTGGGACTAAAATATTTAGTGTAGGTAGTGGAACCTCAGATACAGATGAAGCTCCTTCAGGATCACATACTTACACCATCAACGTAAATAATAATAATTCTTCTGGAAGAAAGAACTTATATTTCCGTATAGCTACAACTGGTCAATCAGTACCTTACACAACTGGATCTGGTAGTAGTCAAGAGACAACGTATCAAGCTAGATATACAACTACCTTTGATTTACTTCATGGTGGTGAAGGATGGCAGGCTAATGATTTCTTTTATGTATGGATGAAAGATGGTTATTACAAAATAACTATAGAAACTATTAGTACTTCAGTTGTACAAGCAAACTTATCTTTAGTAAGACCACAACCAACACCTTTTGACACTGAAACAACTATTACTGCTGAAAGTATTCTTGGTGATATAAGAACTGAATTAATAGCTAGTGGTAATTTTAGTGCTTCTGATATTAGTCAAATAGGTACAGGATTACATATAAAACGCAATGCTATATTCAATGCTTCTACGCCTGTAGGAGAGCTCTTAAATGTAGTAGCTGGAAAGGTTAACGATGTAGGAGACTTACCCTCTCAATGTAAGCACGGGATGGTTGTAGAGGTAGTTAATAGTGTTGCTGAAGAAGATAATCACTACGTTAAATTCTTTGGTAATAACGATAAAGATGGTGAAGGTACATGGGAAGAATGTGCTAAGCCGGGTAGAACGATAAGACTTAAAAGATCTAAGATGCCA